AAGCCGTTGTGGCCATATGATTGATGCTCCGGAGTTTAGTACACTTGAAGAAATGGATTCTAGTCTATGGCTATTAACAGTTAAAAAAGAGTTTGCTAAAGACCAATGGCCAGAAGAGTGTTCGAGATGCCAACAAACAGAACACGAAAACAATACCAGCATTAGGTTAAATGCTATAAATTTTAATAAACTACAAAGACAAACAGATTATTTGTCAGTTGGTGGCGTATTAGATAATATTTGTAATAGTGGTTGTTTAACCTGTAATGAACAGCACAGTACTATGATCGGTGGCCTAACTAGCAAAACGTACCCTATCGTAGATAATAGTAGTAAGTTTTGGTCACTGCCATTGGACCGTGTGGTTCATTTAGACATCAACGGTGGCGAACCTAGTGCTAGTAAGAACTATCGACATATCTTAGCCAATTTACCTCCGAGTATCCGATCAGTAAGAGTTAATACCAACTGCGCACTAATTTTAGATGAACTAGAAGCGTTAGCTAACCGTGGAGTTCAAGTCACTGTGACTGTTAGTTTAGATGGCATCGGTAGTGTATATGAATATGTGCGTTGGCCCGTTAAATGGGATAAATTCTACAATAATCTAATGAAATATCGTGAAATGCCAGTTAAATTAAACCTATGGACTACCGTTAGTGCGTTAAATGTAGATGACTTACCAAACATCATTGCGTTTGCTCAAGAACATAATATATCACACAGTTATGCTTATCTGGCAGAACCTGTAGAATTAACAGTTGAAAACAAAGGCACACCAGAATCATTGGCATATATACAAAAACAAAATGAATTAAGAGGCATATGAGTTTAAAATGGATCTATTAAAATGAAAATAGCAATCACAGGCGGGACAGCAGGTATCGGATTAGCACTAGCGACGATATTTGAAGCTAACGGTCATGAGGTTGTACCTTTAAGCCGCCGTAATGGATATAACATACGTAGCCTACCTAAGATAGCAGGTATGATAGAATCCTGTGACATGTTAATCAACAATGCACAAGTTGGATTCGCACAAACAGAACTGTTATTTGAAATTTGGCGTCGTTGGAAAGGACAACAAAAATATATCGTAAATGTTGGCACACAGATGACTGATTTAGTATTGCCTCCCAAAGAAGAGTGGGATGAATATATTATACAGAAAAAAGCCTTAGACTTATCTACACAGCTATTAGAACAACGCAGCGAATGGCCTCGTCTATTATTAGTCAGGCCGGGTGCTATTGCCACACAACCAGGGCAACAACCACCAGATTATATGAATGTCGATGAATATGCTCAAGGAGTATACGGGTGGATAATCAAGAACATTTAACTTTTTGCCCTGCCAAGTGGGATGAATTGTTTGTAAACTTGAATTACAATTTTGTATATTCATGTTGTATGAGCACTCCTATTAAGTTTGTCGACAGAGCCGATATAGCAACAATCTTAGATGGACAGAAAGATAATTTACTCAATGGAGTCCAAGACAGCAGTTGTGAATACTGTTGGAGAGTAGAAAGACAAGGACATCCTAGTAGACGACACACATACTTAAAAGATTTTAATTTTGATAGTATAGAAAAATACAAGGATAATCCCAAACCTCAGAGGGTAGAACTTAATTTAGGCAATGAATGTAATTTCCAATGTACTTATTGTAATCCTAAATTTAGCAGTCAATGGGCCAGTGATGTTAAAAATAAATCTTATAGAATATTTTCAGATAAAGATTTTTACTCTTATGAAGACAAACAAGATATTAATATCACTGATACTATCGATTGGTTAAAAAATTATACTCAAGTTAAAACATTATCAGTATTGGGGGGCGAGCCATTACAAAATAAAAATCTTTTTAAAGTACTAGATGAAATATCCTGCGAAGTTTTAACATTTAATACCAATCTGTCTTGTAAGACATTTGATCCGATTGATAGAATTATTAAAATAGCACCAAAATATAAGACTATGCGCATCAGTATCAGTTTAGACAGTACAGGCGCTAACGCAGAATTTTCAAGATTTGGGTTGGATTATGAATTAATGATCAGGAATATAAACTATATTTTAGAACAAGCCCCAGATAATGTACAGTTAGTTATAGCGTCGGTAATGTCAAGTTTGACTATACGAGATTTAACTGTCTTTGCGGATCAAGTCAAAATCTTTAAATTGAAAAGACCTGATTTACTTTGGAATTTGGTCCCATGCCAGGAACCGAAAATTTTAAGTTTGAATACATTACCAGATCAATTTAAATCTGATATAATGGTATTGTTAGAAAAATTAAAGGATGAGGATTGGATCATTGGGCTAGCACCATTGGTAAGCGTATTACAAGTATCTAAATTCAATAATACGTTATACAATCAGATGAAGCATTTTTTGGAAGAATTTAGCAGTAGAAAAGGTATTAAAATACCGGTTGATTTAAATCTTTAATTAATATAAACTATAGAAGTATACATTAGGAGTAAAACATGGCAAAACCGTTTGATATATCAAAATTTAGAAAATCAATTACTAAGTCAATCGACGGACTTGGTATTGGATTTAACGATCCAACAGATTGGATTTCAACAGGCAATTACACATTAAACTACTTACTAAGCGGAGACTTTAACAAAGGTATTCCAATGGGCAAGGTGACTGTGTTTGCTGGCGAGTCCGGCGCAGGTAAATCATTTATCTGTTCAGGCAACATTGTGCGCCATGCGCAACAGCAAGGCATTTATGTAATCTTGATCGATACAGAAAACGCACTTGATGAAGCATGGTTACACGCATTGGGTGTAGATACTACCGAAGACAAATTATTAAAACTTAATATGGCTATGATCGACGACGTAGCTAAAGTTATCAGTGACTTTGTTAAAGAGTATCGCACACTTCCAGAAGAAGACCGTCCTAAGGTCCTGTTCGTTTTAGACAGTTTGGGTATGATGCTAACTCCAACAGATGTTAATCAGTTCGAAGCAGGTGAAATGAAGGGCGACATGGGTCGTAAACCTAAAGCACTTACAGCACTTGTCCGTAACTGCGTAAACATGTTTGGCACATTGAATCTTGGATTAGTCTGTACAAATCATACATACGCAAGTCAAGACATGTTTGATCCAGATGATAAGATATCAGGTGGTCAAGGTTTTATCTACGCTTCTAGTATCGTTGTTGCTATGCGTAAACTTAAACTTAAAACAGATGCTGATGGTAATAAGACCACAACAGTCAACGGTATCCGTGCTGCTTGTAAGATTATGAAGACCAGATATGCTAAACCGTTTGAGTCAGTACAAGTAGAGATTCCATATGAAACTGGTATGAGTCCATACAGTGGCATGGTAGACATGTTAGAAGCTAAGAGCTTGTTATCAAAAGAAGGTAACAGTTTAGTTTACAAGTTTACAGATGGTACTACGATCAAACAATTCCGCAAAGCATGGGAACGTAACGAAGATAATAGTTTAGATAAAGTCATGGCAGAACTTAGTTCTAATGTAAAACTGCTAAGTACTGAGTCGAAAGCAGTTGAAGAAATAGAAGAGGTTGAAGAAATTAAAATTTCTACTAAGGAGACAGCAGAATGAGCATTGAATTAGATGCCTTGAGTGAAGTTTGGTTGACCTGTAAAGAGTATATTGGTGCTAAGGACCGTCAGGCAGCAGCCGACCATGTATTGGCCATTGTAGCAGATCATAACATCACTGAACGTGACCTTAAAGCATTTGCCAGCACAGACAGCTTTCTTAAGCGTAGTCTTAAAGAATATCTAGGCGAAGATGAAGTTGAGCCGGTCTATGATGAAGATGACCACGATGATGACAATTACTAATGTCTGATAAGTATTTCCCCATCCAGGCAGGAGTTGCTTGCCAGCTTAAATGGACATGGAATACTCTTAGGCTACAAGAAGGAACCAGCAGTAGTTGTCATCGAGTACAACCAGTGCACTTAACCGCAGATACATTTGATAATTTTCATAACAATGATACGTGGTTAAGTCAACGTAAGATGATGCTAGATGGTAAATTTCCACAGCAAGGATGTCAATACTGTGAAAAGATTGAATCATCGGGCGGAGTAAGTGATCGTCTGACCCATTTAAAAATACCAAACCTGGTACCAAAAGAATTAGATGTAGATCCCACTGCGATTGAGGTAACCCCTCGCATTTTAGAAGTGTATCTCGACAATGTATGTAATTTAGGGTGTATATACTGCGACGAATCGAATAGTTCATGGATACAGACAGAAAATCAAAAATTTGGCTATATCGAAAGTGTACCATATGATTTTAAGAATCCACGACACGATGAATACGATCAGTTAGTTGAAAAGTTTTTTACATACCTTGATAAAAATTATCAAGAACTTAGGCGATTAATAGTCTTAGGTGGTGAACCATTTTATCAACGTAATTTTGATAGATTGATTAATTTTATAAAAGAAAATCCCAATCCCAATATCGAACTTAACATAGTAACTAATCTAACACCCACTAGACAAAAATTAGAAAAATTTGTCAATGAAATGAAACAACTAGTAGCTAAAAGACATATAGCAAGATTAGATATCACAGTTAGCTTAGACTGTTGGGGAGTTGAACAAGAATATGTACGATATGGATTAGATCTTCAATTGATCGAGGATAACTTTAAATATCTAGCTGATCAAAAATGGATAACATTAAACGTAAACAGCACACTAACAAGCCTGACAATAAAAACTATGCCTAAATTGATCGAATACTTAAATCAATTTAGAAATAATGGTAGAAAAATATATCATAGCATTGGACATGTTGATAATAAAACTTGGTTACACTGTGATGTATTTGGCGGTGGGTTTTTTGATAATGACTTTAACCAAACTATTGATGCTATGCCCGCTATTACCGATTGGGACATTAATCAGAAAGATCTTTTAATGGGCTTGTGGAAATCCTTAAAAGATAGTATAATTAATAATGACAAACTTAAACAACTTGAATTATATCTAAATGAAATTGATCAAAGAAGAAACACCAATTGGAAATTGATATTTCCTTGGCTAGATGATTATTTAAAGGAACACCATGTGGTATAGTAGAGTAGTAGCAAGTTTAAACAGTATTCCTGATTTCATACAACACTATGAACAGGAATTAGATGAAGCACGAAAGGAAGTTGGGGTCTATGGCAACATAGAACGGAATCTTGCTGGCCTGCCTGGAATTACAGAACAACGCTTCAATCAACTACAAGAGATTGAAGCAGTTCTTAATTACCTCAACATACAGTTGAGAAAAATTCGCAAGAAACACTTCCAAAAGTATCTTGAAGGATACGCTCGTGCTCTAACATCTAGAGATGCAGAAAAGTATGTTGACGGTGAAGATGAGGTCATTGACTTTGAAACTATCATCAATGAAGTGGCCTTGCTACGTAACAAATGGTTGGGTATCATGAAAGGACTTGAAAGCAAGAACTTCATGTTAGGCCATGTAACACGGTTGAGAACAGCAGGTATGGAGGACGCATCAATTGGCTAGTCACGCAGAGCACATATTAAGTGAAATCAGAAACTATGACAGTTTCTTAGACAGCCTACGTACCATAGCTGATATGGGCTGTGGCATAGGCAATGAGATCTATTGGTGGGCTACTTTGGCTACACGTGATGACCCACCGGTTCCATATAATTACAATTGTTTTGCTGTAGATAATGATTCAAGTAAACTAGCACAGATTCCTAATCTTCCAAATATTCGTAAG